CAAGGTAGCGACAGCGTGGATAGAGGTAGAGGACCGAACGACATAATCGACCCGATCAACAGCGGATGCCGTTGTCGTTAGTGTTGGTGCAGTTCCACCAGCAAAATCCCAGTAAGTACCCCAAGCCGCAGTACGACTACCAGTTGCATCTTGTACAAGGAAAATAGATCCAGATTGACCAGCAGTTAGGTTAGTAGGATTATCAATAGTAAGGTTTTGATCCAATGTCAACGTATAGTTATTGGATGCTGCAAAGTCAGGAGTAACAGTTGCACCACTGGTTAGCGTCGTGATTGCACCACGTTGAGCAGCAGTAAATGTTTGTACAACATCAGTGTAAACAGTATCAGGATCAATAGTAGCTTGAGTGCTAACAAGACTACCACCTTCTTTTACGTAAAGTTTGTCTTGATCTGTTGCGTAGCAGATTTCACCCTCTTGGATGTCTGCAACTGAACCATTAAGGTTTGAGTATGTACCTCGTGCTACACGCAGAGGCGTTCTATTAGAAGGGGTAGGCATTAGAAGGATCCTCCGTCATAAGTAGTAGAAGTAGAAACAAGTGATGTACCAGAGTCAAAGTTACCACCATCGGCAACAATAGTTCCAATACTAGCATCGACATACTGTTTAGTAGCAGCATGTAGATTTGCTGTTGGATCAGCATTAAGTGTTAGGAAACCAGTCATGGTACCACCTGCTAGCGGAACCATAAGGTCTGCATAAGCCTTAGTAGCAGCATCAGTACCAGCTGTAGGTGTACCAAGGTTAACAATTTTATTATTTAACGCATCCAAATCACCGCCAAGTTCAGGCGTTGTATCAGACACAAGGTCTGTAGGAACTGCGTCAACATACGCTTTAGTTGCAGCATCACCAGCAGCAGTAGGTGTAGCAAGATTAACAATCTTATTGTTGAGTGCATCTAGCTGTCCACCAAGTTCAGGTGTAGTATCAGTTACAACGTCAAATGCATAAGAACCTGCACTAAAGTTAATAAAACCAGTACGTTGATCTACTTCAAAGAAGTCACCAATCTTAAACTTACCGTTTTGATCAGTGATTGCAGTCCAAACTTTACCGTAGTTAGATTCAACAATCTGCTTAGAATCATCAGGTACACCACCATTTTCAGGCAATGCTCGATAATCTGTACCACTACCGACATACTCCATTGTATGACCGCTAGAAGCAACCTGTGAACGCAGATAGAACTCAACAGCAGCACCAGTAAGTACAGCACCATTAAGACCTAGGTTTTCGCTCCGCTTACTGGGGTTAGGACGGCTGATAGTTACATCCCATCCAGCACCATTTGCAGTAGCAGACAACACAGGATAAGTAATATTATTAACAACTGCTAGCATATTGCCTTGCGGGCGTGTAGCAGTACCGTGCCAAGAACTTCCAAGTGCAGGAGCACCAATAGTAAACGTAATGTCTTGATCAGCTGCATCAACAGTAGTGATTGCAGTAAAGATCGCAGTTGTAGATTTACCATCAGCAACCAAAGCTTCATCACCAAAGTCAGTGGTAGATGCAGCAAGGTTTGCTTGACCACCATTCAAACACTTAATATGATACTTGTTAAAGAATGCATAAGAACTGGTACATTGTGCATAACCATTATTGGTAACAAGAATACCAGGACCATTAAGTGCAACGTGGGTGTAGCTATCACACACCATAGAACGCAGCGGGCTGTTAGCATCAACAGCATTACCATCAACCAAAAGACCACCACCAGTAGGTGCAGAATCAATGTCACCAGCAGCACCACCAGCAGGATTATGTGCATTCAGATCATTATTATTGATCTCACTGTCTGAGAAGTTAGTACAGTTCTGAATATAAGGTGACTTGATAATATAAGCACCATTATAGAATGCAGCATTCCAACCTTGTGTAGTAGGCAAAGTAGGGTCAAGAGTATTTCCAGTACCACTACCAGCTTTAACACCAGTAAAGGTTAGGCTACTCAGATAACTACCACTGTTCAATTCAAACAGGTTGTTGGTTTCTGTAGCAACAGTAGGATGCACAATACAGCTACGCAATGCTTGACCAATAATAGAAACATTACGACGTTTGATCTGAATAGGTGCAATCTCTTGATACACACCAGCAGCAACAACAACGATCATTCCATCGCCATTACCAGTTACTTTTAGTTGGAATCCAGCGCCACCGCCACCACCAAGATCAGAATCATTAGCAGACAAGATGTCACCAATTCCGTAGTCTTGTAGTGTAACTGCGCTAGTAACCGGTGCAGCAGTAACGATACCACCAGAAATAGTAATATCAGCTCTTAGTCCTGATCCAGAAGAACCACCAGTAAGAGGTACGTTGGGGTATGTCCCATCAGTATAACCAGAACCACCAGACAAAATACTGGTACTAATATCTTCGTTGATGTCCTTAATAGCTTCTTTGATAGTTAGCTTAGGTGCACTGATGCGGTGACCAGTATTAGTATCATTACCACCAGACCCATCAACATAAATAACCTTAGGTTGTTCACGGAACGAACCACCTGAACTAATAGCAGTCCAAGCCGCACCATTCCAAATAGAAACAGTCAGGTCATCATCATTTTGCAGCCAAGTCTTACCAACTTCCCAGTCACTACCAGTTGGCGTAGCGACCTGTACAAGCGTGTCAAACCGTCTTGCAGCAGCACTAGCAGTAAAGATATTGGTATCAGCAGGAACAGGAGAACCTGCATCTTGCTCAGCATAGGTGATAATATCATCGCTTTTAATACGATCAAAATCAACACTACTTGCACCAATACCCATTGTGATAGTACCGTCACCATTATTAGTAACAGTAAGACCACTACTATCAACAGCAATATCACCAGTAATAGCAGCATCGATCATATCATCGATCTTTGCTGTAGTAGCAATAGTGTTGTCGTCGTTAGGATTAGCTTCAGCAGACGTTACAACATCAGCAGCTTTGATCCGATCCAGGTCAATAGAACCTGCACCAAGACCAAAGATAGCACTGGAACCACTGCTTTGATCAATAGTGATACCAGTACCATCTGTTTGAATTGCAGTAGTAATAGCAGTGTTAATTAAACTAATACTACGATTATCAGCAGCAAGAGTAGTGGGTACACGATTATCATCGGCTACCCATGTCTCAGTGCTTTCAATGGTTTCAGTTGCTTCATCTTGGAAACGTGCATCCATTGCAGCGGTAGTAGCGATTAGATTATCGTTACTTACCCACGTTTCATTAGATTTAATAGTTTCAGTGTCAGTATCCCAAGTAGCTTCACGAATTTCTTCTACAGCAAAGTTATTCTGTTGGAAGTTATCATTCAAATCTTCCGCTTTAATGGCGGAACCTGGGAAAAATGTAGCCTTCAGATTGCTAACATCTGTCTCTCGGTAGATACGGATTTTAGCACTAGATGCTGGAGCAGCCGTGAAGCTAAGGGTGGTAGCGTTGGCAAAAGTAAATGCAGTTGTATTAGCGCCGTCAATGGTGACTTTGACTTCACTTTGTTCAAAATATTCAAATGTAAATGAATAGTTCGTAGTTGAACCATCCCCTGTGTATTCGATATAAGTGTTAGCCATTACGCTTTAAAAATAAGTTAATAAGAGAATTGATCCATGTAGTCAAGGAACCTTTGTGCTCCTTCTTGATCACCCCGACGTAAATACTGTGCGGTGGTCTCTTGAATGTAAGAACGTCTTGCAATCTCATCATGATGTGGAGATGCTGCCTTAGCCATTCTCATGGCATTACGTAGTTCACGATCTAATGAAATGTGTACTGTCTCAAATGTACTAAGATCAGGATCTAATCCATTAGCAACAGCTTCTTTGTAACGTTTACGGAAGGCTTTACCTTCTGTGGTTTGCATTACACGTTGAATAGCAGCTTTAAATAGACCATCACGTCCCATAATATTAGTAATTTCAGAACGTTCTTCAGCAGTTAAACGTACACCATTACCATCAGTAGCAAGAGTAGGACGTGCATCATATTCAATATCCATTAGGAATTGTTTCTCTGGGCTGATCTTACCGTTAACTTTCCAAGGCATATAGGTGTTCCAAATGCGAGCAAAGTTATTATCGGGTACACCTACCTCACCACCATCAATCCAATCGTAAGTAGCAGGAAGTGTAGACTTAATACCAGGCATCCTGTTACGAATCAAATCAAACACA